TTCTTTTACTTGAAGTTCTGAAAGATCACTGTAATAAGTATCTTGTATTTTTCCAGGACTCCAGAAGTCATCTAAAACTATGATATCTGAATCCTCTATTCTATTAGATGAGCCTGATCTTAATGTATGTACTTTCGTAGGATTTAATCTTTCGAATGTTACATTTCCATTAATTATGTCAAACATATAAATCTCTTCTCCAAATATCAAGGCATCCTTGAATCCTTTCTGGAATAAGTATTTCATATTTAACTTAGAGATGTAATTCTTCATCAATAAGTTAGCTCTCTTTTCTCTTAAATCTTGGTAATCAAAATTAATGTAATCACCATATTTCATTAACTCCTGCTCAAGCTCTTCATCAGAAACATCTGATTGAAGCATTTCCATTAGTTTTTGATCAACTAATCTCTTCTTGTCTTCTTTTATTTTAGATAAAGTATCAGGATTAATTATTTCTACAGACCAGTCAAACTTTCTTTTCTTTTCTTCACCCACCAATACGTTAACTCTTGGTGTTATAATTGGATAATGTTGAATTGCATCAGGTACAAAAAACTTTTCTAATCCTCCAGGATTAAGAATAAGTTTCATATCCTCAACATCTGCCTTACCGTTGTATAGGTTAAGGTTGATAATTTTATTTCTTATCTTTCTCCTTATGGATGAGTTGTTTATGTAACTGTTATTATCAGCCCAATCTAAATGCTTCTTTCTCCAATTCTTAGTTTTTCTTTTGAATGGAAGCTTCTGTGATGGGAAGTTTGTTAATTCTGACATAATTTTAATTAATTAGGTAAATCTAATAAAATATTCTATTTTTTTGCTCAATTTCTTATAGCTAAAAGAAATCTGGTATTTTAGGATCAAGATTATGACCCATTTTTTCCATAGCATTTTTCCAGTTTAAATCCAAAAATTCGTCATCATGGAAATATGTATCTGTATTCTCTACTCTGGATTCCTCAAAGGCTTCAGTAAATTTAGCCCTATCTTCTCTAAGTATCATTACCATATCCATGGCTGACACCCTATCCGTATTTATATCTGGATTCCATGCTATACATTCCTTGATGTATCCAATACTTCTAATCCTTCTTAAGTTTGGAATTGTATATTCTTTGTGCTCTTTAGTATCCTCATCATATCTTTCCTCAGTATAAGGTGATAGCATCCATTGTCTCTGAAGAGTCTTACCAAGCTTTATCACTTCTGCAGTAGTTCTAGTTCCTTTACTCCTATTTCCAAACAGATTAGCCTTAACAATTTCCATATCTCTAAGAATATCTGGGCTATCTGCAAGTAAATGCAATGCATTATTATTGTTAAAGTAAGAGAATAATCCCTTTAAGTTGTTCTCATAATTAGCCTGCGCATTATAAAATGTAGTCAATCTCAGACAAGTCTCATAGAATTCATCTGCCAATTGAGGCCTACCTGTATATTCTGCTACAATCTTATCTGTCCACAAGTCAAATACTATTATTGATGCTAACGATCCACCAATAGTGTAATCGTTGTCAATAGGGTCAATACCACATATGTATCTATTACTGAAAACATTCCCATCTCTATCTTTATTAGGCATTTCAAATATCTCAACAGCTCCACTAGAATCTCTACTACCTCTAACTTTAAAAGGGTAATCTCTAATTGGAAGTATGTCGTTATTATTATTCCACTTAACTAACCCACTATCGTCATAAGTAAAGTTTCCAGTCCAATGAGAATCTATAAAACCTTGCATTTCCGGCATTATATCTTCCAAGTAATCTCTCAAGTCAGCTACAGGAAAAGCTGTTCCCTCTGTCCTCATTATAGCCTCCTGTGGAGTAATTGGCTCCTCTGCTTTAGCCTGCACTATTGCATTAGGATCTGATGATCCAGTTTTAATAGTAGTCCTCTTTTTATTGATTTCAATAAGAGCTCCAATAACATCACTGTTACCATTCTTATCCATCTTTCCTCTAAAGTTCAGATAAGTTCCAAAGAAGAAGGCACATCTACCTTTTCCATTAGTATTCTTGTCAAACACATTGGGCATAGAATGGATATTATAACCAGACGAGTTATAGAATATTTCTTCTAGTCCTTCGAAAGCTCCACCTTCAACCCCACCAGTACCACCTGCCATCATGAATCCAAATGCAAATCCAGATTCTTCCACTGATGGTTGAGCAATTTTCCAGGCTGTCAAGAAGTCATCAAATTTTCCAGCCTCTTCCCAAAGTACTAAAGCACCCCTTTTTCCCCTTGCCTTTTGTGGATCATTCTTTAATGTAACTCCCATTACCTCATTCAGCACTCCAACTTCAGTACCTCTGGTATTATCTTTTCTACCCATTCTCCAATGCATGTCATTAAGAGAATCTTTCAAGGTTCTTATTCTTGGCCATGGTGTAGTTCCTGCGCACCAATCTATAACTGACACGAATTTATTTAGTATACCATCCTTAGTCAAGTATTCTTTCTCATTTGCAATAGCAAATGATTTTACCTTCTTTTTAGCTTTAGCAGTGTCTCCAAGTACAAAATTCTTTGCCAACATATTGCTAGCCTTCACAGAATATCCACATCCCCTTCTCTTGAGGTTAGCTCCGTGCTTACCTAATGCTCTACATTGCTCTACATAATGAAAGAACCAGTAGTCTGCATCATATACATAAGGAAACCCCTCTACCCTGTCAGCCTGTTTAGTTCCTTTCTTAATCTCAGCTCTTAATAGTGGAGCATAGTTTAATTGAAAGTAGTAATTACCTGGAACCCATTCGCCATCACTCTGTCTAACATATCCTTCTCTACACCTTCTTGCTTCTTCTGCCCAGAACTTAAAATATTCTGAGTTAGGATTTTTATTGGGAAATATCTTAGTATAACATCCATGCTTTTCAAAATGAATTGCTGCAGGCCTGAAGTAATCCATATTAGTTAAGATATGAGGATTAGTAAGGTTTACAGATATTGTTCCATTTGGATCTAACTTTCTTGGCTCTAAATCTGGATCATCTGACACTTCTGGTAGCAATGGATTGTCCCATCTGTCTAGATCCTTACAGAATTTTCTATCTGGACTAGCTAGATTTTGTATAAACATGATTGAATCTATACTATCAAGTAGGTCCTGCTTCTCAATGCGAGGCATTGCTTCTAGCAATTCATCAGTTAATTCTGTTTGTATGGAGTTAAATTTTCTCATTAGAAATTACCTTCTTCAAACATTGCAGCAGTTTTGTTACCAGATGAAGCCTTTAATTCCTTCTCTTTAATAACTTCTTTTTCTACCTCATTCAATGCTTTGATTAATTTAGGAATTTTTTCTACAGAAGCTGTAATTTTACCTATATCATGAATAGGTTTATTATTTCTAGGATCTCTCTCATCCATATCAATATCATCAAGAAATTCAGATATCTTCTTGATTACCAGCCTAGTGCTAGTCAGCAACTTGGTGCTTGTAGTTTCTGATATTTGTTTGTAGAAATGTATAGCTCTAACATATGTCTTTCCAGTACCTTTAAATGCAGCAGGTAGATCCATAAATTTCTTTATTTCATCTATTCTTTCCTGCTCATCTAAGATGTGCATAAAGTCACTTCTTTGGTCAGCCATGTAATAGATAAACCCAAGATACTTTGCAGCCTTGGATTTATCAGCACTTTTATCACTGTCCCATATATCCTTAAATGGTTTAATGAGCAATGCTTGTGGACTAAACACTACTACATTATTTTCAATTTCAAACAGGTTCATTATAGGCCTGTATTTATTCCTCCGTCAATTACTCCTATCAAGTGCCTGAAAACACTCTTCTCTTGCTTACCAAAGATATCTACTCCATTGACAAATAACCTAAAGTGATCTTTTTCACCTTGTTCTGGCTTTAATACTATATCATTCATTCCTCTCTATTTTTAAATGTTATATACAAATCTAAATAAAAATAGCCTTACAATCAAGTAAAGCTATCATACATTATGTGTTATAGGGCTTATTCCTCCCCTTTTTCATCTTCTAAGTGTTCAATTATTTTTTTTTAGGTAATTCCATTACTCTATTGGTTTTAATGTTATTTCATTAGTATTTGATATGTACAGTAGATCTCTCTCATTGAGATAGATGTACTCTACTCCTTCTATTACTTTTACAGGCATCTCATACTCGTATTCTTTATTTACTTTCTGAGCAACTGTATCTGATAGTCTTCTTTTAAAGTTTTCGACATTTATAACAACTTCAAATCCTGGCTCAATCCCTCTAACAGATCCTCCAACTGCCAAAACTATTTGTGTGTCTGAGAAGTCTACCTCTAAGTCTGTATCACCATTAGATCCAAATGATGCAGTTGGTAGATATAATCCATTTTCAGTTAGTTTATTCCTTCTAGCTGATAGGAATATATTGTTAAACAATGGTTTTATGTGAGAAGGTAAAGTCTCTATTTTTAGAGACTTTTTATATAACTCTTCTTTTGTTGTTATTTCTTCAGACAAGATTTTGTTAGTGTCTTCAACTTTATTCGAAACATCTCTAATCTTAAAGAAGTCTTTTATACCTTCTTCAGTAGCTTGCTTGTCTTTAATGTTTGACAAATCTTTCTCCATAAGGCTACTTAACTTGTTCTAATTTAGCTTCTTGAGCTGGAGCAGCTGGTGCAGCTTCCTGCTTAACATGAACTGGCCTGCTTTGCTCTAAAGCTACAGCTAACTGATTTACAACACCTCTTGGCTGAGTGTCTAAATACTTTAACACTGCTTGCATAACTTGCATTGAAACCACTACTGCATTAGGCTGAACTTCTTCCTGCTCAGGACCTTGAACTTCTTTACTCATAATTAAATGTTTAAAAATTAATATTAATTGTATACAAACATAAGAATTTTAAATTTAAATTCCTATAATTTATTTTTCTTTTTCATTATCTCTTTGTACGCATAATATGATGCGTATAGCTTAAATAGCGATGGCATATTAAAGTTAGTCTTCTTTCTATAGAATTCTTCTTCACTAAGGTTGTCATCAAGCGACAACTCTCCAAGCTTCTCTCTTATGAACTCATATGGTGAGTAGACTATTTCTTTAGCTTGCTCAAATGAAATGCCATTTTTTTCAGCAATTTCTTCAATTTTTTTCTTATCTAACCTTCTAGAGTTGTGCATTATTTCTTTATGTCAAAGTCAAATATTAACTGGAATCCATCTTCAGTCATGTTGGGTACAAGGACAGGATTTATCCTATTTCCTTTATCATCCTTAATCAAGACACCTTTTTTCCTCAATGAAGTCAATAAGTTATTGAAAACTTTATGGTCCATTTGATTTAATTCATTTTTAATCTTTATTCTAGTTTTCTCGGAAAATAAAAGTGTGTTTATAAGATCTTCATTCTCAACCTCTAGTGAGAATTCATACCTATAAAACAACATCAATCCAAGTGCTTCAATCTCTTTGGGTCTTAACTTATGATAAGGCTTTAAAAATTCTAGCCAATATCTAAATATTGACCTCTTGCTTGTGTGAATTCTTTTTATGTTTATGTTTCTTCTTGTTGGCATAATATTTTATTTCTACTTTAAGAGTATGATATTCTTCAGATTTATCTGATGTAATCAACGTATGTGCAACGTATTTTCCATTAATTAAGACCTCATTTAAGTCCTCAACTATAGTATGTATCTTTGATGCCTCTTTCTCTACATATTTCTTAGTAGAGGCAGATTCTTCATGGCTAAAAGAATGTTTTCCTTTCCAGTTCCTTGGGTTTAGTATATCTGCTAGAGTTATCATTATTCTTTTAAAAAGTCAGTTCCATACTTATCTGCATAAATTTCTTTCCATTCGAATATTGTTATTGCTGTTGCAATCTCAGTATTCCCACATGATATGCAATATGTTATCGCATCTTCCTTGCTATTGCTTTTTTCTGATGGTATTTTGATGTCTTTTAAAGATAGAGACAGGCATGTCTTGCAGTAATCTACTTTTAGCTCATCATAATCTGGGCCATTGCTTTTCATAATTTGTTTTAATTTTTTTAAATCTATTATTACTTCAGTGTCATACACTGGGAATGGAGCCATTGTGTTAGCTTTTTCTCTGCGTAATATTTCTGTTTCTAATTCTTGTAGTGTCATTGTTATTCTTTTGGGACAATACCACACATAGTTGTCATTAATGTTCCAGCAACACTAGTTGCTGACTCAAGAGCTATTCTTGTTACTTTCTTGGGATCAAGTATTCCTTCTTCAAGCATTGCTACAATGGTGTCATTTTTTGCATTGTATCCAATTCCTTCAGGCATACTTAACACTCGATTAAGTTTAACATCACCACTTACACCTGCATTTTCACAGATTATTTTAAATGGTTCTAATACTGCTCTTTCAATAATTTCAACTCCGTATTTTTCATCTGAATTATCATTTACTTCTATATTAATTTTGTTTAAAGCATTGATTAACGCCATTCCCCCACCAAGTACAACGCCTTCTTCCAAGGCACTCTTGACAGCTTCTTTTGCATCATCTATTCTGTCCTTTTTTTCTTTCATGTCTACTTCTGATCCAGCTCCAACTTCAATAACTGCAACACCACCTTTCAGTTTAGCTCTTCTTATCTTTAGTCTTTCTTTGTCAGCAGGCAATACTTTATCACTATCAAGCCCTTTATCTATATCTTTTACGATTATATCTATAGCTTTCTGATCTTTATTACCACCCATAATAATAGTACTATGTTGGTTTATAGTAACAATGCTTGCTGTTCCTAGTATTTGGTCAAAGTATTCTTCGTCAACATCACATAGCATATCCTTCGGCACTACTTGCGCTCCTACTATTGCTGCAATGTCTTTTGCTATGGTTTTTTTATAGGGTCCAAATGCAGGGATCTTCACTGCAGCAAGCTGCATTCCACCTCTCATTTTGTTCATTACAAGGGTAGATAACCCTTGCCCTGTAACATCATCTGCTATAATTAATAGTGATCTTCCTTGTGTTGCTACCGGTTGTAGTGTAGCCATTACTTCATTCACACTCTCTACCTTTCCATCAGTAACAAGTATATATGGATCTGTTAGTGTAACCTCAGTCTTATTGGGTTCAGAAGAGAAAAAAGTTGATAGGAGTCCTCTGTCGAACTGTAACCCATCAACTATATTTACTTTAGTTCTATATCCGTTGCCCTCTTCAACACTTACTGCTCCATCGGATCCAACAATTTCGTATGCATTGGCAACTAACTCACCAATCTCGTGATCATTATTTGCACTAATAGTGGCAATTTGTTTTATCAATTCTGAGTCAGTATCTACTGGAATTGCTGATTTATTCAGCTCTTCAATGATAGCCTGGGTTGCTTTGTCCATTCCTTTTTTAATCTCAACAGGATCATAACTTGCAGAAACTAACTTCATTCCTTCTCTAAGAATAGCATTAGTAAGTACAGTAGCTGTAGTAGTTCCATCTCCAGCTTTACTGTTAGATTTTTCTGCCACTCTCTTAACTATAGTTGCTCCCATATTCTCATACCAGTCATCTAGGACTATACTCTTAGCCACAGTCACACCATCTTTGGTTACATGTGGATCATCTGTATGTGACCCTATGATCACATTTCTACCTTTGGGCCCAAGCGTTACTTTAACTGCATCAGCTAACTTCTTAACACCAAGCTCTAGCTTAGCTCTAACTTCTGCATCGTATTTAATTTCTACTGCCATTATATTGTACTCAATTGTTTAACTAAATATTTATTTTCTTCAGGTGTGCTGACGTATGTAGTTCCATTCACAATGAATGCCTCTACTGGTCCATCTCCAAAATCTCCGTGTATTACAGTTCCGTAGTTTCTTAAAAACTCTATCACTGAATTCTCTAACATTACAAACATATTCTTAAAATTTTAATTTTCTTCTTTTACAAGTTTTACCCTCTTCCTTCATTGCATCAATTCCTGAATCACCAAACATTGAGTGTCTTTCCAGGATATCCTTGAAAAACTCCATGTTTTCATCACCACTCATAACTTTCTTATATAAGTTAAGCATGTCTCCAATACTATTCTCCTTTTCTCTCATTACCAGTTCCCTACCGGGCAGTTTGTGATTAATGATCTTGTCTTAGCAGGAAGTGGGCAACCACATTTTCCACATCTATCTTTCTCTAACATTTTATGAGGGCATGCATTGCATATAGTTCTCCTAGCAGAAAATATCTTCTCATCCTCATCAGATGACACTCCTAGTTTTGATTTAACTAAGTTGGAGTATCCATTTACTATTTCTTTGAACCTGCTCATATTATTTTCCTAAATGTTGTTTAGTTCTTCTTTTCTTACTTTTCTTCTGTTTTGATAATGGCTCTCCAATAACCCAAGATACCAAACCCAATATTACATCGTATTTAAATTTGATCATACTTTTAATTTTTGTCTTTAATTTTTTTTATTTTCCACTCTAAATATCTTTTGTAAAGAGCTAAAGTATTATCAGCCAGACCAAGTGCTAACCAAATCACTAAAAAGTATAAAATCCATTCTGCTATATTTATTGTTACTGTCATGGCCTTAATCTTCTTTTTCTTCTATTCCCTTAATCTCTTCTGCTATTATACGCCCATCTTTATCTAGGTCATAACCTACTTGGGAAAAGAAGTGTCTAAAGGCAGCTGCTACATCGTTGGCACTTTTCAGTCTTTCTCCATAAATATGAAACCCATCCTCATCTACTTTGATAACTTCTTTTGGATCACCATCCTCATCATCTATCTGAAATATTATTGTGTTTTCATCTAAAGATTCTTTAGGTATAAACTCAAATTCAAATTCTTCATTATTATCCATGCTATACGTATTTGTCTATTGTTTTTACTTGAATGTACACTCCCAGATTGGTCAAATGTAAATCATTCTTCCCATACTCAACTCTACCAAGGTTCATACCTCTTAATGTTAAGTTAACTTCATTTATAATTGAGTCAGCAGCATATAGTGTAAGATAAGAATCATCTCTACTTGCAGCTTCCTCAACATGCTTAACCACTTTCTCTTCAAGCTTATTCGTGTTCTTCAGAACTATCTCCATCTGTGTATCCGTTAAGTTTATTATTAATTTCTTGAGCAACATGTAGCCCTAGTTCTGATATCTCAGCATTCACTTCATCGTGAGTATATAATCCTTTCTCTAATCCATATGCAACTCTGGACTGAACTACATCTCTTTGTTTTCTAGATAGAGAACTTCCTTTATGTACGATCAATGCATTATGTTTAATAAGTGTTTCTTTTTTCATATTAAACACTCTAGATATTGATGGTCCTGGCATTTTAGGTCTTCTACTCATGTGTAATATTTTTTCGTTTAGTCAAATATATGAATAATATTTCAATAAACAACAGTTTAGAAAAAAAAATACCCTACCGATGAATATCAGTAAGGTATGAAACACAATTATTAAAACAATTAAAACAACTTATATATATTTTCCTCTAGGTCATTTAAGTATATAGTAATCCCTACACAGCAAGCAGGTTTTGCCGTGTGAGAAGGGAAAATTACTAATCCCTCCACTTTAACCTTTATACTTTTTTGCAAGTCTGTTCTCTTGACCCATTCGGGTGGCTTTACCTGCCTTATTTATCCCGACACTTACAAAGTATTCAAAAGGTCTGTTTCGAGTCTACCGGAGAAACCCTCAGCTGAATTAGCCTACAAATCCGATGTCTAAGTTCCTCCCGTTAGGTCCAGAACTGTAATAGTGAGGTAACACTATGACTCTTTGCAAATATAGTTTATTTTACAACCCAATGCAAATTTTACTATCATACAAAAATGTTATAGCTTTATTTTGCCTCCCATATTATAGTAATTGCTATGAATATCAAGCAAAACTGAAGTTGATTAATTTTCATCCCTTCCACTTTTCCATCATCATTCTTGAAAGAGTAATCATGGATATCATGCGAACTTCCTATCAGGATCCCTGGAAAAAACATTATTCTAACATTTGCCCCAAGTACCAACCCTATCACTGATGCTATTGACGATACAATAGCTACTATTATTAAAAATGTTATCATTTACTTAATTTTTTTCGAATTATCTCATTTTGTCTTTTTAATAATTCATTTCTCTCTTCTAATAAAGTATTTTTATAACTTAACTCTATCTTAATATCACCTAATCCAAAAAAAATTGCTGAGAATATCATAAACCCGATTATTCCTGTAATTAATATCATATCTTATTTTTTTTATTTTAAATATCTAATTTTCTTCTTTTAACTTTCTTTCCTTTAATCGCTTCAAGTCTAGCTTTGACCTTGTTTTCAAGGTCAGTTAATTTTGACATAAGAACCTCAAGATCTTCTTCAGTCTTAACATTATCAATATCTCCATAAATAACTAATTCGCATGGATTACTATTCCAGACGGTAGCTGCATCACCAATGCTACCAGCAGTATGTAGACCACCAGTGTTGATACCTGTGTGATATACGTAGTTACCAAGTGTATTATTATTTGAAGTGATATAACCACTGCTGTCATTAGGCAATATTGTTATAGTTTTTTCTTCAGTTTCCATATTCTTCTAATGTTTTATTTATTATTTGTTTAAATTGTTCGAAGCTGTCTATGAAGTTGTCAAATATTACAGTGTTCTCATCTTTAACTGTAAAGAGTGTTGAACAGATCTTCTCTACTGTAATGAATCTACCAAACCCCTTACTCTTTCTGTATGAGTCTGTAGGTTCATGATACTTAAATCCTCTGTCCTCTATGTAATCTTTAAATGTCATTAAGATAAGTACCTAACAATATTGTAAATTATAATTGCAACAAGTGCAATAAAAGTTAACAAGCTCAAAGTCTTAGGTATGTACATGTGTTTAATAGGAACTAGTGCTCCCCAAAAATACATTATTGTACCTATAATTCTTCTCATTATGATCAAATGTAGTGATTTTTTTTTATATTACAATAATATTTATTAAATTTGACTAAATTTTAAAACATTAAAGATGAAGAATTACATTGGAGTAAAAGAAATTAAAGCAAGACCTATGAATAGGTTAGATTATAATGGTTACAGAGGATGGGAGTTGCCATCTGATGAGAATGGAGAAGATGAAGGATACTTAGTTGAGTACATCAACGGATCTGGTAAAAATCATCAGAATCATGATGGGTATGTATCTTGGAGTCCCAAGAATGTATTTGAAGAAGCTTACAGGGAGACAGATGGATTACCATTTGGATTTGCTATTGAAGCATTGAAGAAAGGTAGGAAAGTTACTAGATTAGGATGGAATGGTAATGGTATGTTTCTATACTATGTTCCTGCAGCTAGGTACAAGTCAGTTACTGATGTTGCAATATCAATTGGAGAAACTGTACAGTACAGAGGGTACTTAGCTCTTAAGACTGTTCAAGGGGATATTGCTATGTGGAGTCCTAGTGGTAGTGATGCACTTGCTGATGACTGGGTGATATTAGAAGATTAACTTTAGAAAGGAGGTTTGTTTAAAAGAGGAGGGGTAGAAATACTTCTCTTTTTTTTTTTTTATTTTTTTTTG